AAATATAATTGCAAGAAGTAGACTTTCGTCCATTCTATTTTTAAATGCATTATAGATTCCTTTGGTAACTTCAGTCATCAACTTTCGTCCCTCCTATTTGTATATAAAAGGATCTCTTTTCTTAAGTTCCTCTAACTTCTTCTTAACTGCACGTTTGCGTTTCCAATCGGCAATTATTTTTTTAATCCATGTAACCATTTTTTACTCCTTAATCTAATTTTTAATTCATTAGATTCTGCGGCATTAACAATACTGTACAATGTATATAGTCTACCATATCTAGCCACAGCATCGCCTATATCGTTTACATCATCTGCCCAGTCAGGTAAACTCACTGACCAGCCTAGTTCGATTGCCTCATCTATCAACTTTGACCCTGCTTCATCTTTATCAGGTATCACAATGACTTGCTTACCTACTCTATTAATTAGCATAGCTTGTTGGTCTTTTATCTCACTTCCGAGAAGTGCTACTCCGTCAACATGTAGAGCATCTATAGGACCTTCGCAAACAATAGTAAACACTTTGTTTGGACCTTGTTCATCTAAGCCATAAACGAATCCAGGCTGTTGCTCACTCATATACTTAGGTTGTTTATCTGGCTGTACTGTTCGTGCTGTCCAACCTACAATACGTTTTTCATAATAGAAAGGGATTATCAAACGATCCCTATAACCTAATTCAGGTGTCCAATAGTAATCTGTATCATCCATAAACAAATTTCTATCTTTCATGTATTCAAAAATCTTTACTAGATTTTTATCTACACCTGTAGGTTCTAATGCACACCAGTCAGCCCATTGATTAATTGGTCTTGCACCTTCTGGCAATTCTACAGTTTTAAATTTTGGTAATTCGACTAAAGGCTGTTTTATTTGTACGCCTTCGTTCTCTTGCATAACTGTGAGTGCAAGTTTGTTTATAACATCATCTGGCGTACCTAGCCATGCAAGTAGTCTACGCATTTTACCACTAAGGTTACGTCCTTGTTGCCAACTTGCTTTGTAGCCACAGTTGAAACAATGATAACTTACACCACCATCTGGATTAGTAATAAGTCCACCACGTTGTCTTTTATCTGCACTGTCTCCGTTGTGTATACAACAGGGTGCATTAAACGAAGTCCATCCACTAGGAGTAGTCTTACGCTTCGCTGGCAAGTATTGTGTTATTGTATCATAGACTAAGCTCATAGTATTATTATACTATATTGTAGCCTCAATGTCAAGTATTATTTCGTTAATTTGAACAAAATAAATTCATTACCGTTCTCTGGCTTGACTGTGATAGCAGGATCACCTGATGGTGCTTGTTTTCCTACATAAGTCCATTTATAGCCTTGTGCTATCTGTTCATTACTTCGTTCGATAAATTCTGCATTGTTGGCTGAAGCCAGAGCCACAAAAATGACTGCTAATAGATCATGCATTTTAGTGCCCTTCTAGTTTCTGATTAAGATTTTATCTATGCTACCAGTGTTGCCAGAGTCATTTGTTTTTACAAAACGCAAATAACTAAACACACCATTAAAGTTAACATAGTGCGGTGTTGTTGGATTTGATAAAGTTTCTGTTGTTATATCAAACCAACGTGTGCTTGTATTGTCACCAAGTGTACCTTGTACTTTGACAGTACCTGCAAATCCTGTTGAATATATAGCGGCAGTGTGCAATGCTTCATTACTATTAATGTGTGGTTCTGCATCAACTACTGAGCTTATATCATCTAAAAATGTTACTACTTCTTTACTTTCTCTTGCACCTGGAAATGCAGATCCTGTAAGTTCAATAGTTCCTGATGGTCCAAATTGATCATCAGCATAAGTTAGTGTATTTGTAGCATCAGATGTTTTATTAAGATATACAACATAACTAAGGTATTGCCCATCAATATTAAGTGTATCAGCGTCTGTGATATTGATTGTAAATTGCCCTTTATAGCTAGGTGTACTTGTTTCTTTAATTGTACCTGTATAACGTTTAAGTAATACATCGTCCTCTGTGAATACTTCTACGTATGGTGTGTACGTATTAAGTATTGATAATGGTTTATGGTCGCTATTTTTAATTTCAAAGGTAATAACATTGTCTATACCTTTGGCTATTTTTATGTTTCTTTGATACACTTTTCTATACTCCGTTTTCCCGGCAAAGCCATCTGAGACTACTACCGAATGATTAGTTGCTAAATATCTTGATACTAGTTGCATATAAATTTCCTAACTAGTGTATTTATTGGATTATGCTGAGAAAAGACATAGAAGAAAAATTTCCGTTTTTAAGTGTTGTCACTTATGGTGGCAACGAATATATCGGTATCATTAACAATCAAGATGCTTTTATAACAAGTATGTACATTTATACAGATCTACGCTCAGATGAAGCTAGGGCTAAATTTATAGAACTAGGCGAAGTTTGGTGGTGGGAATCTAATCGAATGATACCTATTAATATATTCTTGCAAAAAGACATGGACCAGTTTAAACCTATTATGATGACAATGAACAGTAAAGACGTTAAGGTATCCTTAGGACCAACAGTTAATTTGAATAAGTTATCTGTAAAAAGGGTAAAACGTAAAAGTGTTCAATTACTTAAAAAACCTAAGTAATACTATTCTTATATTGTAGATACGTAAAATAATCAATTACAATTAATTGAAAGAAGAATCCTAACGGCGTAAGTATCGCACCGAATAGTACTAATGGTACAAGTACAGTCCAAAACATTATACGCCATAAGTATGATGCCACATGCTCTCTAGGCCAAACCCATGTTAACCATGGACCAGGATCTTTTGGGTTCTTAGGTCTAAAATCTTCGAATTCATATTGCATTTACATCCTCGCAGATTAAGTTCATGTGTACCACAACAGCTACAGCATAACTGACAGCATGTGCTTTTTTGAAGAAGAATCCTTCTTCCGGTTTTACCCAAACTTCATCCATTATAGTATCCCAATCACTATCTTGTAGATGTCTTTTTGCAGGACGTATGATAGCCAATACTGCGGCCAGTTGTGGGATATTTCTTGGCTTTAGTTTTTTGATTAAATCGTGATGCCCTGATACATGAAACACCAGATCGCAAAAGTCTTTTGTCTCTAACAGTTCCCATAACGGTTCCTTGTTCATTAAGTGTCGTAAGTGTTCTTCGTCTCTTACCTTGTCGTATATACTTACATTAAGAAAGTCTAACTTAAAGTAACCCCTATCCTCTGCTGTTTTATAATCAACAGTACATAGATTGTCAACCGGATTGTGTGGACATTCTGTTACATACACTCCAGTGTTATGTTTTTTACCTGTATCTAATTTTGCCACACGATGCTTTAGTTTTTCAAGTGCTATCGTTCTATCAGCAAAGTCGATATCAATATCAGGCATTTATATTTTCCAGCTCTTTAGTTGTTCTTTAGTAGGCTCCATTGGATCTACTTTTTCTATTTTGCCACCCTTAGCTAAAAACTTAGCCATACGCTCATCAAGTTGTTTTTGCAATTCTTGTGGTGACGGAGTCGTATAATCTTTTTTATCTTTATCTTTAGTCATCTATCTTTCTCCAGGAGTTTGGTTGTAGTTTAGTTGGAGTTCTTCCAATGTACTGTTCTCCTGTTTCTTGATCAATCAGTTTCCACTTTGTAGGGGCTTTTGTTTTTATTACAAGTGTCACTGACTTTTCAAGTTCTTCCACTGTGTCTCCGTTCTTAAGTTTTCTTTGCTTCTGCATCGGCTACTGCTTTTTTCCATACTACAGGAGCAACATGTTGATCCATTGTAACACCATCTAAATGATCACACTCATGTATAAAACATCTTGCTGAATATCCGTTCAACACCTCTGTGAATTTTTTGCCTTTGTGATTTGTCCATGTTGCTTTTATTTTGTGCGGTCTAGGTATACTTAGTATCACTCCTGGATAGCTCAAACAACTTTCAAACATATCAACTGTTTCTGCATCTTCCATAACTTCATAGCTAGGATTTAATGCTAGTACATCTCCGTCGGTTTGATTGTTTGCCATATTATTAACAAATACAAAACATCTTACATTAATTCCACATTGATTAGCGGACAATCCAATACCTACTTCTTTCTTCATCAACTCAAGCATTGAATCTCTTAATTCGCTTGCATCATACTGCGGATTGTCAAAGTCAAACTCTTCAGTAATCTTTGTTTGCAATATTTCATTTGGATGAGTAACAAGTTCTAGTTTCATATATTCCTCCTATTCTTTATCTTTATAAAAATAATCAACTACAAATACTCTTTTATTATCACGTACAGGATACGACCCATGTAACACTGTGCTTTTAAATATCAATACATCACCTTTGTTTGGTTTGTAGCACAAGTCATGTGTATTGCCCAAACCATCATAAAGATATGCAAATGTTGCACCATGCCACGAACTATCATCATTGTCTGGCTCTGTTAAGTAGCATACTGCACTTATTTTCTTTACACTTTGATCGCTATGCCTATGTGCTTTTTGCCAGCCACCTTTTCGATATTCTACAGTCCATAATGCACACAGTTCTGTAAGTTCTATATTTAATCCTACTTCGTCTAGCTTTTCTTGTAAAAATGGCTTGTACTTCCATTCATTCAAAAATGCTTGCGGATGTATATTCCACTGTTTACCTCTGTATGTGCTAGTCTGATCACTTACGTCTTCTCGTGTCTCTGACGGGAAAACTTTTTTATCCCAATGATAGTCAAACTCTTCACTGTCAGCGTAGTGTGTTTCTATAATCCACTGATGTTCATTTCCTAGTAAGTGTGTTTTCATAGATTAGATTCCTTTGCAACTTCTTTTACAACTTCAACATCTTTAGGATTTCTTTTGAAACGTAATGCCCAATGTTGTGGTTCAATAATTGTATAAACAAATCCTAATTGTTCATCTGTAAACTTACTTAACATCTCTTTACCTGACTTACAATTAAGTACGAGCCAAGGACTTACTTTACCATCTTTTATATCTCTAGTTACTCTATTTAAACTTGCATATCTAAAGTAGTCATGCCAAGGTGCGTCGATTTCAGCAGACCAATCCATCATTGTATTGATTGATCTCTCAATAGCTGTATCCATACTTTCTTTAAGTACTAGTTCTGTTGCGTATTTCTCGTACAACTCATCACGACACCAGTGGTCAAGTTTGACTCTTGAAGTAACAACGTAATCGATATATTTCTCTGGGTAGAGCGGTCGTACATTGTTAACAAAACTGCCGAACTTAACAAAAGCATTATAATAAGGACTTGCACAAAAGTCTTCATATGTTTTTTCTTTTTTTGTACCTGCACTTAGTTTATAAAATCTTGTAAATGCATAGTAACCTGTCTGCACACGTTTTTCGTCTTTTTGCAATCGACGTCTCTTTTTCTCACACATGTGAACTGCCAAAGTTTTTTCTCTTGTAAACGATGATCCACAGTATTCACATTTATATGGTTTAGAGATTGACATCTTTTTTATTTGTACCGTGGGCTTCTGCAAGCCCTTGTAATTCCTTTTTTGTAGATATTCTAGCAAGTAATTCTACCTCTTCTTGTTTCATGTTAGGATATAGATTCATTAAAAATTTTACCGATTTGTTATTATCAGATGATCCTTTTTTCTTATGTCCTATCCATTCGTGGTATGCAATATTCTTTGTGTTTCCGCTCAAGCATAGTAGTTGCCATAACAGTTTTTTATGTTTTTGTAGAGTAAAGAAATGCTTGTTGTAATATTCGTTTGTTTTGAATACAGCAAGTTCTTGCTTTTCTCTATTGCCTTTTACACTTGATACATATCTGTTCAGCAAGTAGAAACTTACTTGTTTCTTTTCTTCATCTGATAGTTCGTCCCATATATTCATGGCGCCCATATCAACTGCGGCTAGTATGTCTTTTATTGGAAGTTTACTCATAATATGCTACCGAATCGCTTTTATATACTTTTACATTATAGTTGATTTTGTCAAAGAAGTCAACCAGTTTCTTATTGTAGCGGGCACGTTTGTTTTCAAAAAGCACAACAGGCCTCCACTTTAGTATTGTTTGAATAGCACCTTCAAGCACTTCTAATTCCATTCCTTCTACATCAATTTTGATAAGATCAACTTCTTTCAATTCAAATCCGTCTAATGTTCTTACTGATACACTGTATTGTTTAAATCCTGTTACATGTCTTACAATGCTCCCGTGTTTTGGATCTTCAAATCCGTTATCTGGTATTGTTAATACCCGTTCTTCTCTTTTGTTGCCTAGTGCAAAAGGAAACTTTTTTACAGTGTTTGGTATACTTAAAATACTTTCTGGATTTGGTTCAAATGCATATACACGTTTGAACTTGTGTACAAAATCTATGCATGTATCTCCGTTATGGGCTCCTATGTCAATATAGGTGCGGAAGTTTTTTACATATGGGATTGCCCAATCATTTATTTTTTGTACGGTCATTTTTGTAATTCCATAGATGAATATCTTGTTCTGTGTTTATTTCTACACCATTAAATTCTGTATGGAAGCAACCTATGTCTACTCCATTCTTTAACCAGCGAAGTTGTTCTAGACTTTCTACCTTTTCTTCTAATGGAACATCTAAATTTGGATACTTGTTTAGTGCATGATTCTTATATCCATATATACCTAAATGCCAATCACCGTAACCCATCATTCCTCTACCAAACCACAAACATTTATCCCCTGCTCTTATCATTTTAACTGAACTAGGTTTACTTTGTTCTTCTAAGTGCATGTATGAATATAATGTTGTAACATCAAATTTACTCAGTCCTTTTACTACCTTTTCAATCATATCTGGTCTTATGTCTGGCATGTCTCCTTGTACATTCACATAGTTTCCGTAATTTAAATCACGTGCCGCCAATGCACATCTTTCAGTGCCATTGCTTGCTTCTCCTGTTAGAATAAAACTAGGAACTATTTCTGCTATCTCTAAACTGTCTGTTACAACATAAGTGTCATAATCAGTTTGCACACAAGCATCGTATACTCTCTTGATAAGAGGTACTCCGTCAAGTTCTACTAACATTTTATTTGTTAGTCTTGAACTTTGTAATCTTGCTGGAATTAATATTGCTGTTTTCATCTTTGCGCCATCATTGTAAGTGTTAAACTGCAAACTTTGAATTTAAATTTGCTGTTGTCTTGTTGTTCATATATAGTAATCTTTGCACGATTACCACTTGTTTTATCATATTCTAATCTAAAAGCATCATGTAGAAGAACGCCGCCATTAACAAATGTACCCCATAGATCATCTTGTAGCATCTTTTCATAATTCTTATCATGCCATGCTCTTGCTAATACATTGCCACATATATCTGGTAAATGTTTTTTTACTTCTTCACGTGTTGTAAATTTTACAGGAGTATCTACTAAACTATAAACTTGTACTTCCTTGCTTTCATAGGGTACTATACTTGTAGTCATTATTCAAATCTTTCTCTAACCATACGTACAAACATTTGTACATTTTCTTCCGGGGTAGTTTTATGTATACCATGTCCTAGTCCACAGATCCATCCTGTGGTATCTACTGTTTGCATAGTATTAAGGAATTCTTCAATGTGATGTCTACACTCCTTGTGCGGAAGTAATAATAGTTTTTCATCAAAGTTACCTTGTATAAATCCATCTTTATATTTTTTGAAAGTATGTCTGATATCGACAGTACTATCTACACCTAATCCTACCCAACCCATTTTATATAGCGTAGGTAAACATCTTTTATTTAAATGTTGAGTGTAGTAGCCTGTGTCGCTCATTATTAACGGCTGTAATATATTTACGTATTCTTTTTTGAAATAACTTTCACTCATATTAGCAACACCACTATCTAATATCATTACTTTTTCTGCACCTGCATCTAATTGTAAATTTATATTACGTACAAGGACAGGAACAATAACTTCTTTTAAATATTTCGTTTTCCATTTTAAACTCATATTTGGTTTCTTGCCTGTTGCATAATTTAATAGTGTCCACGGACCTCCTACAAAACCTATCAAACTTTTTTTACGGTGTAGTAATTGTCGTGTAGCCGTAACTGCTCTTGCTTGGAATTGCATATGTTTTACTGCAAGTTCTACGTTTGAATGATCTTTGTAATTGTCTTCGTTTATGTACCATTCAAACTTTGGCCCTGGATTGAATTCTAAAGGAACGCCTAACCCTTCTATAGGAAATAAAATATCACTAAACAATATTGCAATATCAAAATCAAATTGATCAATTGGCAACATTGCTGTCTTTGCGGCTAAATTAGAAAGTTTGCACATTTGTTCAAATGTCCATTGCTCTTTCATTTCCATGTAGCCTTTTTGATATCTACCTGCTTGACGCATCATCCATATAGGTGGACATTTTTGTTTTATTTGGTTACATGCATTTTCAAATTTTTCGTTCATACTGATATTTAACTATATCACCTACCACTTGTTCAAAGTCTTCTAGTCTAAGCATATTTGGACCGTCACTTGGCGAGTCATCAGGCACAGGGTGGACTTCGAGGAAGAAGGAAGTGATCCCAAGAGCAGACCCGCTACGAGCCAACCCAGGGACGTAATCACGATTGCCCCCACTACTAGTCCCCTGTCCTCCGGGTTTTTGTGCAGAGTGCGTACAATCAAACACGATATCATTGTCATAATTAGTGAGCATATACATAAGCCCAGTGTAATCGACAACAAGAGTATTGTATCCAAAACTTGTACCTCTTTCAGTTATCCAAACCTCTTTCGCACCGTCTGTCTTACTTAGTATACCTTTGACATCCCAAGGTGCAAGGAACTGTCCCTTCTTAATATTTACTATTTTATCTGTAGCACAAGCCGCTTGTATTAAATCTGTTTGTCTACATAAAAATGCAGGTATTTGTAATACATCTACTATATCGTTAAAGAAAGTTTTAATATGACTTATTTGTTCTACTGTGTGTACGTCTGTAAGTGTCTTACAGCCCACTACTGACTTTATTTCTTTGAAATCATTTAGTGTAGTATTCAAACCAACTCCTCGTTTACCTTGCATACTACTTCTATTTGCTTTATCAAAACTTGCTTTAAAAATATATTCAATATTGTGTAAATCGCAAACACGTTTACATTCTTTAGCAATTTGTAAACTTAATTCTAATGTTTCATGTTGGCATGGACCTGCTATAATTCTCATTTGTTGTCCTTTACAATATAATAAATTTCTTTTAACTTTTGTATGTGTTTTTGTAAAATCTTGTGTTTTTCTGAAGCTATCATTATATCTTTCCATTCATCATAATCTATTATTCCCATTGCTTCAGCTACTGCTTTTGGCTCTCCACCTACTATCCATCTTGGAATGTTATTGTGTGGTGGGTCGCGATAACGAGCGTAAGTAACTCCGTTACTACGCTCGTATATCAAAGTTTGTCCTGGAATCAACGATCCCATTACACCGCTACAAAGTATACAACACTTACTGCCGCGATAGCAATGCTACCTGCGTTAAGTTCATCAAACTTACCACTTAGAGCTTTAATTACTGCGTAAGCAATAAAGCCTAAAGCAATACCGTGTGCAATACTAAAAGTCAACGGCATAAGCACAGCCGCCAATACTGCTGGTGCATATTCAGTTACATCATCCCAGTCAATGTCTGCAATGTTGCGTAAGAAATATGTAGCAATAAAGATTAAGGCTGGTGCTGTAGCAAAAGCTGGAATGCTTTGTGCCAAAGGAGCAAAGAATAGACATGCACCAAACAGAATAGCAACTACTACTGCTGTCAGTCCAGTTTTTCCACCTTCTTTAATTCCTGCACCGCTTTCAATATACGATGTTGTATTAGATGTACCAACTAAGGCTCCTGCCGAAGTTGCTACGGAGTCTGCTAGTAGAGCTCTATCAATACCTGCTACTTCTCCTGTTTTCTTGTCTACTTTGCCTGTCAAATTAGCAACACTTGTAAGTGTACCAGCAGTATCAAAGAAGTCAACAAATAGAAAAGCAAATGCAGTACCAATAAACCCTGCTGTTGCAATCATGCTAAAGTCTAAGCTAAAGGCATGTTCTGGACTAGGAATAGCACCTGCAAATCCGTTTAGATCGGCAATACCAAAAATCCAAGCAATAATACTTACTGCAAGAATACCAATGATAATTGCACCTGGTACTTTTCTTTTGTCTAGCATAGCCATGATAACAAATCCAAGTCCTGTTAATAGTACAGGCCAACTTGCTACATCACCTAATCCAACTAGTGTTGCTGGATTATCAACAACTACGCCAGCATTCTTCAGGCCAATAATTGCTAGGAACAAACCAATACCTGCGCCTACTCCAAGTTTCATTGACTTAGGAATACTATTAATAATGTACTTACGTGCTGGTGTAACACTCAACCCGATAAACACAATACCTGCTACGAATACAGCCGCCAACGCTTGTTGGAAGGTATATCCCATGCCAAAGATTACACCGAAAGTAAAGAACGCATTTAGTCCCATACCTGGTGCTAGTGCCACAGGCCAATTAGCCCATAGACCCATAATCAGTGTGCCGATAACTGCGGCGATGATTGTTGCCGTAAAGACAGCGCCAAATCCCATACCTGTTCCTTCAGTTGAAAGAATTGCGGGATTGACAACAGTAATGTAAGCCATTGTAAGAAATGTAGCAATACCTGCCATTACTTCTGTCCTAACGGTAGTTTTGGCTTTTTCAAGACCAAATAGTTTTTCTAACATATTTCTCTCCGTTAAGTTTTAGTGCCTTGTGATCGACGAACAATGTCGTCATGATTAAATTCAGCCCAGTATAGTTCAAAAGCGACACCGTCTTCTAAACCTTCAAACTGGTGAACCTTGCCGGGCTTCACCTGCGTAAAGTCGCCAGCCTCTAGAATGGTTTCATCTACCAAACCATCCTGTACGCCATCTTGCCAAACACGGACAAGCATCTTGCCCGATTCAACATAGAATCCGTTCCATTTAAATTGATGCTCATGTTCTGAACATTTGAATCCTTTTTTAAATTCAATTCGGTGAAATTCCAAAACACCATTTGCGTGGATCAATTCAGTTTGACCCCAAATCTTACCTGCTTTCATTAGAACAATTCTCCATATTTGATTACTTCTGTCTGACGTGTAATGTCCTTGATAAAGAACGCACACAATGGATCTTTACCCTGTTCCATAGGAACACTTAACAGTTGTCCATTACGCATTTTGGGAAAGTACCATTTGACATCATTATAATAATTAATTACCTTTACTTCGCCGAACTCAGGCTTGAAGCTGGCAAGTGGATTAAACAAGAATGCTTCAAATCCTCTATCTCCTATACTTGTAAGTGGAAGTATTTCTAAATCATTTCCACTATCGCTACAGCCTACGGCAATGTGCCAATCTATTGGCATTTGAATTTCTGTTTCACCTATCTTTAAAACAACACCTGGTGAACTAAACGACTCTAAGAAAATTAAAGGTATATAATAAAAATCAGGATTGTTTGAATCTGAATTATCTAGTACGCTAAAACGTATGTCTTCTTCAATTTGATCTGGTAGAGTGTTTAAATCTAGTGCAGTGTTTTCTAATGTTAATATTTGCATATATTAGTTCCAGTCTATTTTTTCGATTGTAAACGGGTACTCTGCTTCTTTGTAAAATTTCTTACGCTGAGTTAGATGTCGCTTCGCAAACTTACATGTTGATGTAAGATCCCATATCTGTACGAAGTCTTTATCTTTTGCCTTTCTAACGCCTCTGCCTATACTCTGAATAACTCTCACAAAGCTCTTTCCAGGCTCAATGAGAACAAGATTAAAAATACGAGGTATGTTAAGACCAACGGCGGCCACACCATATGTCGCAATAATAACTTTGTTATCTTCTTCTTTAATTTCGTCATAAGTTTCTTTTCTGTCTTTTACCTTTACACTACCACTTACAAATGTACTGTCTGGTATAAGCTCTGCTAACATTTCGCCTGCACTAATCCTATCTACTAGGATCAGAGTATTGCCTGATTTTGAAACCTTATGTAACAATTTAGAAAGATATTCAATACGTTCTTTGTTTGTTACAAGGTATTTTAATTCTGATTGATAATCACTATGTACTTGTGTATCTATTAGTTGACAAATATTAACATGACATTGTGATAGTACACCTTTGTCTTGTAATTCTTTTGCTGTAATATTTCCGATAACAGGACCAAGACTAGCATGAATACTTTCAAACTCAAACTTTTCTTTTGGTATAGTACCAGTCAGTCCCCAACGAATTGGAGCGTTACGCAAATTACGTGTTAACAATGTTTTGAGTACTTCTGCTTTTGCTTGATGTACTTCGTCGATAATAATTGTGCTTACACCTTCAAGAAACTCTGCAAGTGATAATACTGCTGATCCGTCTTTGTTCTTCTTATCAAGTATATTCAAACTTTGCCAAGTACAGATAGTGTGAGTCTTACCTAATTGTTTCCTATCACCAAAGTATACACCCACATCGAGATTACAATTAATGTAGTCCTCTTCCGTTTGCTCGACGAGACTCTTATTGGGGACGATAACAAGGCTACGCCCGTATCTCTCTGTCATGTGACTTAGTGTAGCTGTGGTGATAGTTTTACCTGCACCAGTAGCGATCTGTTGCAAGCTCTGAGGGTTATCAAGGAAGTTATTAATTGCTTCTACTTGATAGTCTCTCAAAATAATTTCTTCTCCTTCTGCAGGATGTCCTTTAGGCCAACACACTCCTTGGTCAGCCCAATAACGTTCGTTTACATGTGTGAATTGCAAATCAATAGGATGTCTTTTATCAACAATATCAACTATTTCTACACCTTGTTTGTGTAGTATATCACTTACAATATTAAGATGATTTACATATCCTGTGCCACCGATACCAAAGAAAGCAACCTTACCATCCCAACGTCCTAGTTTATATTGCGGCATATAACGTGCATAAGGCACTTCAAATTTAAGTGCATTAGCAAGTTTACGTCTAACATCAACTTCAAGACCTTCAAGTTTGATATTTACTTCGTCTTCAATAATTAGCCTACATGTAGCCATGTATATACTTCCTCTCAGATCGATTCCAATGACCGCCAGTTGCTATTTCATCATATACAATACGTAGATCAAAAGCTTCAAAATAATCTGTAACATGATTACGTGTAAGTTTTGAACTGTCAAAAGATAGACTGCAATTAGCAGTCCAATCAGATTGCAGTAGCGGCTTTGGCAACTTATTACTACTAATATACACTATTTTTGTATTATTGTCAACCTTATTATTAAGTCCTTGATTTCTAACATAATCATTAAACGGATCTGAACCATCTTTCCTAAACAAGACAGTCATTTGTTCAGTAGGTATGATATGTTTGAAAATATTGTGTAATTCAAATAACTGATCATGTGCATCATTATTCTTCAAAGCAATAATAATAGGCAATCTATTCACTTCAGTTATTGCACTAATAAGGTCGTTTAAGTTTACAGATTTGTTATTTACGAGTACAACTGACTGTTCTCTTTTAATGATGTTTTGAGCTAGTGTACTAAACTTTGAAATGCTATGTTGAAGTGGTAACTTATCGAACTCAACAAATCCATATAGATATCTGCGTTCATAGTATAACGCAAGATTATCTTCATCTACTTCTCCAAGACTATCTTTCAAATTTTTAATAGCAATGTCTGGAATGTTTTTTACTTCATAATCATATACACCAGGTAGATATTGATTTTTGTTATTTTCAAAAACCAACAATTGGTTATAAGTGTCTAGTACTTCTTGGTGTATACTAAACTTGGATTCAAATCTACTTGCAATATCAACTAATTTAAATACATTTTGTGGCGTAAGCGGAAAGCAATGTACATTATCTTGATAGGAATGAGCTCTAATATTGATTTCATTTAATCTTCTTAACTCTTCAACTCTATCTATAACTTTCTTATTGAATGGAAATCTAATGCCTAGTACATCTTCTTCTTTGTATCTTAGAATTTTAATCCAATGAGATCTGTCAATTTCTCTTAAAGGATATTTCAATACATCAACATATTTGTTAATATCAATATCATTATCTTGCCACAGCCTACCATAGGTTAAAAGTTTTTGCTTTACTAAAGCATACTGTCTATCTGTCATAGCAGTTTTTCTTGACACTTGCCTATGTATACTTTTTAGGATAGTTTTATCAGTGCTTTCCATCTTACCTGATTGTACTAGAAAGGCAAGACAGTCTTCGCACGTGGCTGGATTCTCTATTTTCATATGTATATTATAAACTAAATTAACTTAGAAGTCAAGTGTTTTAATGGGATTCCTTTAGAAATTTCTTCAATAGTGTACTCGGTGTGTGCATAGTCATTCAACCATTGTGTCCTATCACAGTATAAAGGATCTTCTATTTGACTCAAGTTTTGTAGTGTGACATCATATGCTAAACTACTTGGTCCTGTAAATGCAGGTACACCTTCTATTACACTGTGTATTCCTGGATTGCTAGACCAACTTACGGTTGCCCATACATTATCAAAACCCATATCAAAGTCATCATATGTACCTTTGATTTGATAGGGTTGCTGTCTTTTTACATCTTTGAATTCGTGTTCAATAGCAGGTAATGGACATCTAGGATGTGGTCTAAATAAGATTGGTCTGCTTGTTTGAGCTCTAATAGACTGTATAGTATCCATAACCCATGTACTCATAGGTTGCATTTCTTTCCACTGTAAACTTTTATCGTGTTGTCCACATATTAGGATATTTTCACCGTCAGTTCTCCAAGGTTTCAGTGTAAGTCCTAATTGATTAGCTCTTTCGTTATTGTTGCCAGTAGGTCCAAAATAAGCATCACGGTTTATTCCATTAAGGCCGACTTTCCACGTCGTGCCCCTTTTGATCCCTCCAACTTCGAGTACAATACAGGGTCTTTCCTCTCTTTGACATTGTTCCCAGATGTCACGGTTTCCAGCCATACGACCGTTGAAAAGTACGCTCCAAATAACATCAATACCATCACCACTATCAACGACAACATCATGCCCAAGAGCATTAGCACCAGAGTGAAAGGCATCAAAAACAGGGCCAGAATTGAGTGCGCCATACCTTCTCCTTAAATTAAATTTCATTCCAATATGCTTCGTTACGATTTCCCATTAGGTCTTTGCGTTTGCTATGACCATCATCTTTACGAGCGCCTTTCATGTGATCAATGTATTTTCCAAGATCACTGTTGATTAGTGGGTGACCTCCGCCACCTGTCTTTGCGGTATTTACATAAATGTGTTCACTATAATCATGAACGTTTGCATCTATGTTTTTCATAAGATTAAGAATGTGTCCAAACACATAACTGTCATGCCATTCTTCCAATTCAAATATACCATTATCGGCATCTTCATAAAACCTTTCAAACTCTTTTAAAAATTGCACACACATAGGATGATTCATATTCATGCCATAGAATCCGCACTCCGGCCATGTCTGAGATCCTTTTCCTCTACCTACATATGTAAGCCATTTGTCTTTTGGTAGTAATTTTGTAAAATCGTCATAACTCCAATCACTATGTACAAATGTATCAGCATCCATCCATACTACCCAATCTTTATTGTTTTGACATGCATCAAATACTGCATAGGTTTTATTTGCAAAACGTATAGCGTCCCATTTGAATTTTTTGTGCCAATCTCTTGGTCGCTTTGCTTTTATATGATCAGGTGGTATTCCGTTCGCTTTATCTACATTACCCCAACGTGCTTTGAATGCATTTAATTTAGGTAACACTTGTTTTGCATCTAATATTATAATGTTTTCTTCATTTGGATTATCGGGTTTGCAATCTTCTGCATACACAATTAATTTAATACTAGGATCAACTCTTTCTGCAAAACTATCTAAGAATCGTTGTCCGTATTTGTCTAATCCTTCTTTATGAAATGTTGTTACTACAGTTATCTCCATGCCCACTCCCTCATATGTCTCCAGCACTCTCCTGAACGCACTTCATCTAACTTCCAATGAAACATTGCAAGTCTACGTAACCATGCTTCTCTATCAAAATCATAGATGGGACTTTCTATTAACTTAATATCTCTGTTGGCAACTTCTGCTGATTGACTTCTATTAGGATCTAAAACAAATATAGGAACTCCTTCTATTGCCGCTACTACCGCCGGACTACTATTATAACTTATTACACAATAAGCATCATGTAAGTCTTTCAATAATGTACTTGTGGGTGAGCTTATGTCAACCTTATGGCCTATTGCACGTAATTGTTGTACATGCTTGGCTATCTTTTTATCGCCAGGATGAAATCTTACTAAAATTTTTCTATCGGTATATCTTCTTAGATCTTGAAGTAACACATGTAGCCAATTAATCACAGATAAACCGTCCATACTCCACCCCATATCTCTTTGGCACGTAATTAAAATATAGTCACCGTGTTTCTTAAAAGGTTTAAGAACAAGGTTCAAATCATCACGTAAATTCGCCCAACGCCCTGGATAAATTTTGCTATCACAATATTCTCCTGTATTAGGAAAAATGCCATCATAACTATAACGCAAATATGTTTTTGTATTTCCAGGATCATATGCTAAGAATAAATTACTATCTGCAATAATTGTTCTACGTCCAATCTCTTTTTGTCCGTCTAGCACTGCCCTCCTTAGATTAAGATGTGGTACATGTTTACTCTGTGGATGTACAAATCCTTGTAGCACAGCAACATCAGATGGTTCATATGTATTTGAATTTATTATCATTCCTTTGTCACCAGATGATGTAACACCTTCTATAAAATATTGTAATAACTTTGGCTTTTCAGGATTTTTATTTCCTGGAGGTATAGCATTCATGTATGCGTTTACTTTAAATGGCTTAGTCATATAACTGCATCTCCTCTATCATTCTAAGAGCGGCGCCTGTATTCATCTCCTCTAAACTATATTGACAGTAAGAAAGATAATGAAGTAAATTTAAAAATTTACTTTCATCTGGATAAACTGCTTCTTCAATTTTGCTAAGGTCTTTGCTAACTACACTGTCTACGCAACTAGGAGCCATTGTAAATGCAGGAATGCCATAATGCAGTGCTTCTAATGCCGCCATACTTTGATATGTAACTACAGCATATATTTGATCTCTTGCACATTGAGACGCAACACTATTTTCTTTAATTCTATCTGGACGTAATCCTTTTTCTCTAACAATAATTTTCCTGTCTGTATATTTTTTAAGTTCTGCTACTGTATTGTTAAGCCAGGTGTCCTTATTTAAATTATAAAATTGACAAGGCTTTTCACTAGGTGTAACTAATAAAATTGGACCGTTTTGTTTTGGCTTTTTACCATAATAAGTCATGTAAGGTGCAAATCTACATAACGACTGAAATCTATCAGCTGGCATATTAGGTTTAATTTTTGTATGCTGTATATTATTTTTTACAACTCTGTAAAAATGTTTTTTCTTCATTAGGTTGCCCATATATCCATTATCGATATAATAAAATGGTCTACCTGTTTCCCAGCATTTCCAAATCTCTTTGCGTTTTGTCATACTACGAAATGCAATAGGAATATCAATAGGCCAAGGGCTATCTTTAATTTTACTTGAAATTTCTTTTCTATCTATTACAAGTGCATTTGTACCATGTTGCCAATGCTTCATAATTTCGTCATCGCCATTTAACATCAGCATTTTAGGTGCTACTGTATCGTCTTGCTTTTTTACATATCTATTCATTATACCTCGTCTTCCATCATATTATATAATTCAGTCTTCCATTCCGCATGAAATTCACAGTCTCTATAGTTTTCAAACCAAGGACCGCCTTCAGTATAATGTATTAGTTTAGGCCTTTCAATATCATTGTATACGCCAACTAGATAGTTCCAAGTATGATCAATACTACCTATTTCTTCGTCTTTTAACCAACTAAATCTATGTAGGTATGCACCTGTTATTTCAGGATTGTTGACAAAGTCTTTAGTCACAACTTTGTTACTAGGATGTCCACAATTCCAAAGTACCATGCTTGACCAATTTTTTCTTGGATAGATTGTTTGCTTTTGTCCATCCATTTTAGTATCTTCTGTTACCTTGTAATCATGTTGTACACACATTACTGCATACTTGTCATCTGCTTGATCAAATAATTCTTTTATATCAGTAGTAAGAATCATATCACTGTCCATAAACACTGCCCATCCATCATAATTTGTTAATTCAGGAATAAGAAAGCGTGTAAATGTAAATTCAGTCGAAGCAAGTTTATCAATAGGGCGTGTATACCAACCTGTATCTCTTAGCTCTTGCTGTTTCAAAGGACGTACATCTACGTCTTTGTTTTTAGATATAATGCTGTGTTTACATACTTGATAAGCAATATCTTCTCTAGTATCATAACCTACAAATACTTTCATGTTGCGTCTCCAAACCATAGTGGCATTCTAAGTGTAACATTAGCCTTTTCAGTTGGTCCATCAAAGTCTGCTGTTGCATGGGCACATCCTACTTCTTTAAGAATAGCACTTTTTGGTAGATTGGTTCTTGAAAAGTCACCAATGCCACTAATTAATCTATCTGTATTGTTTGCATAAAATTCAATACATTTCTCGTGATGTGGAAACGTAAGTCCCCAACTTATATGTTCAACTGGTTCTCCGTCAACCATAAACATAGCGTAAAATATTATAGCCCATTTCATGGATCATACCTTTCTATATCTTCTTCTCGAAGTTTATCTGTGTCACCCTTCCATACTTCAACAATATGTGCAGGTGTATCGCTTTCGTTACATCCTTGGTGCCATACACCTTTAGGAATATCTACAGGATTAGCAGGATGTAATTCATATACACCACAACCATCAAAAGGATTGCCTGAGCCATTCTTCATTTTGACATGTGCTTTGCCACTTACTATATTCCATGTTTCGCTACGATGTTCGTGACGTTGCATACTCAGTTTACTATGTGGAGCAATTACAA